CTGTATTTTGTAATTTGTACATTTTACCATTGCTTTCAATAGTATCATGCCAAACACCATAGGCACGTTTAATTTGTGTATTACTACCGTCAAGTTTTTCAAAATCAGAATAATTTTGTTGACCTTTTTGAAATTCTGGAAGTAGTTTAGGATTGTAAACAAATACTAAATAATTCATTAAATCTTTTTCAGTAATTTGTTTATTGTCTAGTGTTAAGGCTTTTTCCTTATATTCACTATTAGACTTCAATGCTTCGTCTATTTTGTTTTGCAAATATAAATAAAATGCATCACTCATTTCTATACGATGAGAAATAGCAATTTTAAATTGATCTCTATCTTTCAATGCATTTAAATAAGTATTAGAGCAAAATATATTTATATTAGTTGTCAATACTGATGACTTATCACGCCCAGTATGAAAGTTATTGAAAAGTACATAAGCGTTTACAA